TTTCTGGAAATATCGACTCTGGCATTTTGCTAAATATAAGTGATGCAAACATGAAGGAGTTGATCGAATGTTTGAAGACTAAAAACTTCAAAGGTGTTCGTAAATGGGTTGTGGATAATATGGATAATGACCCTCAGAAAATCTTTCGTAAGATATATGACCATTTATATCAATCGGCAGATCCTAGCACAATTCCTCAAATAATTCTGCATATTGCAGAGTATCAGTACAAATCTGCATTTGTTGCAGATCAAGAAATTAATCTAATGGCCTGTTTAGTGGAGATAATGACCAATGCAAAATTCAAATAAATATTTTCAATACACTCTCGCAGAGCTCAAGAAATCATCAGACCGAAAATTATTCAATGTAGTTTCCTTCTTTGCAGGGGGTGGCGGTTCATCTTGCGGCTATAAACTTGCAGGGGGTGATATGATTTGTGTGAATGAGTTCCAACAAGTTCATGCCGACACATATAGTGCTAATTGGCCGGATACTCCTGTAATAGTAAAGGATATAAAAAAAGTTACTGCTGCTGATATTAGGGAAAAAATAGGAGATGTTGAGATTGATATTCTTGACGGCTCTCCACCATGTCCACCTTTTTCTATGTCGGGAACTAAACGTAAAGGCTGGGGAAAAGAAAAGATGGCGTATGGTTTCAAACAAGAAAGAATTGAAGATTTAACTTTTGAACAAGTCCGTCTGGTAAGAGAACTACAACCCAAAGTTGTGATTTGTGAAAATGTTAAGGGTCTGACAATGGAATATGCTCGAGATTATTTGAACATGATGTTAAAAGAATTTGAAGATAGTGGTTATATTATGACTCATAAAGTTTTAAATGCTTGGGAACATGGAGTGCCACAAAAGAGACAGCGTGTATTTATGGTAGGGGTACGAAATGATGTTGCAGATAAAATTGGTATGAATTGGATGACCATAGGTAACATATATCCAGAACCAAATAATAAAGAAAAACCAGTTATTGAAGATGCAATCCGAGATTTACAAACTGACCCTGTGAATATTGCAGAGGCTGAAGAACTTTGTGAGTCTATGAAAAAAAGTGCTAAATATAAGTGGATGAAGAGAATGCCAAAAGATCCAAATAGAGTTGTTTCAGTTGGAGATGATGTAGTTGGGCCATGGTATGATAAATGGATTGAACATCGAAGGGCTAGAGACAAAATTCTTCCAGAGAGAAAGAGTTCATTTTTTCAATCTCGTAGAGTGCCGTACAATCAAGCATCACATACTCTTTCAGAACAGGGTTTGATGACAAGTCTTGCAGTACATTTACATCCAGAAGAAGATAGAGTATATACAACCTATGAGGCAATTCGTATAATGACTTTACCAAATGATTACATACAAACAGGTGAATTAAATGATCGCCTTGCAAGAATTGGACTAATGGTTGCTCCAATATGTCTTAAAAATCTTGTAGAATCAATTTACAAAAATGTATTGGAGGAATATGCTAAAAGTTAAATTAGAAAAAGATTATGGATTTGATGAAACAAATGCAAAATACAAGGGCAATTTTCCAACAGAAGATTCTTGGAATACTGTTTATAAAGTTACTGAAGATGTAGGAGTATTTAAGCCAGGGGCAACTTTGTCAGGAGATGGTGAACCTCTTGCTTATGTTATTTGCGATGCATATCCAGATAATAAAGTACGAGAATGTATGATGTCCATTGAGGATACAACCACAATGAGAGCAAATGCAGCAGGCCCGATACTTGAAGAAGAAATGAAAGCAAAAGGGATTATAGAATACAAATTGAGAACTCCAAATTCATATCATGTGAAAACAAAATCTGGTAAATGGGGAATGATTGCGTATGGAAATGAGATATATTCTGTAATGGCCGGATGGAAACGTGGTAGATTTACTGGTGATATAGGTTTGTCTGGATGGGCAAAAGAAAATCCAGATAGATTTGAAGTGTTGAAAAATATCTGTAAAACAAATGAAAAAGCATTTATGAAAGCAGACCCAAAACGATGTATTGCTCAGAAAACATTTTGTGAAACTTATATTAAAGATGACCATCGGATGGGAATGTGTACTACACTTTCCCCAAATCGATATAGTGAAAAAGGTATAGGAACACAAAAGGGAATGGCATTTCATATTGATACAGGAGACAACGATCAAGGAATGACCACAATGGCTCATTTTCGGGATGGAGATTATACTGGTGGGTATCTGGTTTTTCCTAGATACAAACTTGCAATAGAATTTCCAGATAATTGTGTTATCATTGGAGATAGTTTACAATTACATGGAGTGTCGCCAGTTTATGGTGAAGGAACAAGATATTCGTGTATTGCATATTGTGACCGCCGGTTAGCAACTGTAGGTCAGATGGGAAAATCTGTTAAGAAAATTGGAAAGTATTCTGAAAATGCTACACTAGGAGAATTTTTATGACTAATATTTTAATTGGAAAATTTGGAAAATCCATTTCCTTTAATTCAAAAAAATGGGGAATGGTAGGGGGTGATTCTGAATCAGCTATTCTTATTTCATGTATGGCACAACTATATCCAGATGTAACTTTTTATATAGCAAGTCCAAATGATATTAATAAGATAGATACAGAAATTCATAATAAAATTAATAAGAATGAAAATGTACATAATGTATGGAGATATAAAGCACATGAGTATTTAAGTATAGACAAACTATCTTGGCTTGAATATTATTTTAAACAACAAAGTACAATTATTGAAGGAGCTCGAGAAGGAGAGTTTTTAGATTTTGGTTTGTTTTACGGCGGGCCCTGTTCGGGGTGTACTATACCAGACTCAATGTATTTAACTACAGATCCAAATAAGTTAGCAACTCCTATGTCAAGTACAAAAAGGTCTGTTGGAATTATTACAAAATATTTAAATGCTTCAGGACTTCCATATTTAGAAATTGGTGAAGATCCTAGATATTTACCTGTACAAGCAAAAGATTTATATAATAGGTCGAAGAGAATTTTATGTGTTAAGAATTCTAATTTTACAATAAAACATATCAAGGAATATAAGAGTAGAGAAATAATTGAAACAACAATTCCATGTTCAGACATTGGCCATTCGTATATGTTTTTAATGAATGAAGATAAAGATATTTTATTAAAAGAGCCAGGAGATAGAAAAACACGAATCAATGTTGCAATGCATTGTACTGCATCAGCAGATAGCGAAGTAAATAAGTGGAAATTAGTTAAAGATTTTATATTAGACCCATTTCCAGAAACATTTATTTATGGAAAATGGGATGCAAAAATAATAAAGGGAGAACATCAGAATCAATTTAAAGAAATTCCAATGACCCATTTGCATAAAGTAATGTATGATACAAAATACACATTAATGATTGCTGGAAGTAAAGGTTGGGGCTCACAGAGTAAGTTTTGGAAGATGTTAATTTTTGGTATAATTCCATTTTTCGACCCCGACAATGAAAATATTTTTGGAGTTCCAGAAATTTTACAAACCAAAGATGCAAATGATTTTATACAGAAGGTAAATTTTCTCGAGGCCAATCATGATGAATATTTAAAACTTTGGGAACAATGTCAAGAATTGATTCGTAAAGATGCATTATGGGATGGTTCTGCATTTTTTGATAATGTAGAAAGAGAAGTAAAAGATGAATTTAACATTGAACTTGAAAGAAAAGGAAGTATTGATTATAAAAGCAGTAGTATTTTTTTAGCTAAGAACGAAAGTAATCTAATGAAATTTTTATAAATATTATTATGTACAAACCATTACCAGATTCAGTAGAAATTAGAAATTCTCCAATTCATGGAGTAGGACTATTTGCAAAAACCCCTATTAAAAAAGGAATACATTTAGGTGTTTCTCATGTTTATGCTCCAGGCTTTGATGGAGCGCATATTCGTACACCAGTAGGTGGATTTATCAATCATAGTGAAGAGTCTAATTGTTTTAAACTTGAATCTCCAGAAGAGTCAGTAATTACTTATTATTCTCTAGTTACTAGTAGAGACATAGAAAAAGATGAAGAATTAACTACTACTTACACATTATATAATGTATGAATTGAAAGAATATCTGAAGGCCATCAATCAATCTAAAGAACCATTGATGGACTCAGAAGATGAGCTATGGGAGAAGAAATATTCCCCATATATAACAAATCGTTGTATCTACCCCTTTTCAGACACTATCCTGTTAGTAAATGAAATGAATATTTACAATGGGTTAGACAACAAACTTCAATTTCAGTTTCTCCTAAATAGTATAAGAACAAGGAAGCGTTTCGCTCCTTGGCTTAAAACTTCTAAAATTAATAATTTAGAAACTATTAAAGAATATT